GAAGTGCAGCTTGAATTTGCTTATCAAGAAGGCGTTGCTTTCATCAGCGGCACCGGCTTGAAGAAGCCAACGGGCATTCTGTCTCAGACGATTGCGGCTGATAGTGCAAACATTGCTTATGGCTCTGTTGGTTACTACGCTACCGGCACGTCAGGCGCTTTCACCACGACTTCAACTAGCCCGATTACGCAGGGCGCAGATTGCCTTCATAACGTAGTCTATGGCTTGAAGCCGGGATATCGCGCTAACGGTCAGTGGCTTGCTAATCGTCGCACGATGGCTGTTGTTCGTCAGTTAAAAGACGGTTACGCCAATTACCTTTGGCAGCCGGGCGCTGTTGCTGGTCAGCCTTCAACGCTGATGGGCTACGATGTTGTCGATATGGAAGACATGCCAGATATTGCCGCAAACAGCTATTCGCTGGCTTTCGGTGATTGGCGTCGGGCTTATACGATTGTTGATCGTATTGGCACCCGCGTTCTGCGCGATCCATACACCAACAAGCCAAATGTGCTTTTCTATACGACAAAGCGCGTTGGCGGTGCGGTAACGATGCACGAAGCCTACAAGCTCCTGAAGTTCGCAGCTTCTTGATCGACCTGATAGGGCGGGATTACCCGCCCTTTTCTTTCTCTTTATAAGGAAACACTCGCTATGATGCGCGATTTAGTCTCGCGGCTGGCAGAAAATCAGGTCATTGGGCCTGTCACTTTGTCGGCTGATAATACGCCGTCAGCAATCGACCTTGCTGGCTTTAATTCCGCTATGATCCTGATTTCGGTAGGCGCTGGCGGTATTACCTTCACGACCACAAATAAGATTGAGTTTGTTGTCACTCATTCCGATGATGACACGACATACACCAACGTAACTGATGCCGATGTGCAGGGCGTTAGCGGTATTAGCAGCGGCATCGTTCGTTCGCTTACGGCTGCTAAAGCTGCGGCTGACACGGCCCCTACGGAAATCGGCTACATTGGTGGCAAACGCTATCTGAAAGTGCTTGCTGATTTCTCCGGCACCCACGCAACAGGAACGCCAGTTTCGGTTGTTCTTGTTAAGGGCAACGGCGTTTACAAGCCATCGTGATTATTAAAATGACGGCAGACTTTAGAGTAGCGATTGATGGATTCAGCGTTACCCTTTGGCCTGTTGACAGTATTCACGAATGTGATGACCAACTCGGCGGCGATTTAATTGCCGCCGGGAAGGCTGAATTATTAAATCCTAATATGGAATCCGCTGCAAAACGGCGAGGCAGACCGCCAAAGGATGCGCTATGATCCGTTCCTCTGTGCCGCGTTTACGCCTCGTCACAGACGCTACAAGCGAGCCGATAACTCTAGCCGATGCAAAAGCGTTTTGTCGCGTAGATATTCCAGATGAAGACGCTCTAATTACATCACTTATATCTGCGGCGCGTCGGTATGTAGAGAAAGAAACTGGCCTTGCGTTAAATACGCAGACTTGGGCGGCTGTGTTAGATCGTTGGCCAGAAGGTCAAGGGCAGGGCTTTGCTGGGCAATGGTGGGATGGCGTTCAACAACTGCCAATATCCCTAATTACATCTACAACCACAATCGAAATTCCAAAGCGGCCATTTCAGTCAATTACGCATGTCAAATTGCGAGACGCTTACGGAACGCTAACAACCGTTAATTCATCGGTTTATTTTACCGAAGTTTCAGATATGCGCGGGCGTGTTAATCGTGTTTTAGGCCAGATTTGGCCCGTAGTTATTTTAGCTAATTCTGGTGCCATAGAAATCACGTTCACCGCTGGTTTTGACGCCGCGCCTTATTCTGGATTGCCAGAAGATTTAAAACAGGCAATTTATATATTGGTCAAACACTGGTTTGATAATCGTGAGCCCGTTTCTGATGGCCGGATGGCCTCTGTCCCCAGCCACATATTCCAAATTCTGCAACACTGGAAATCAGTGAGGCTTGCTTAATGATTTCTCAAGTCGGCAAAATGCGCGAGCGAGTCGCCATATATTTGCAGACGCAAACTGTTAATGACGCTGGCGAAATAACGACTAGCTGGGATCAAACTACAAATTTTAACTGGGCCTCGACTAACAATATTAATTGGGGCGACGGGGTAACTGTTAATTGGGCGGGTGGGGCAAGCCAGCCGTTGGCAGCTTGGGCGCGGGTAGAGCCTATGTCGGCTAGTTCTTTGACATTAGCTAATCGAGATGACGCGCAGCGGTTTTATAAAATGACCACAAGATACCGTACGGATATCACGACGAACAGTCGGATTATTTGGAGAGATCGCAAGTTCGACGTAACTGGCGTTATTGACGAAACCGAACAGCGCCAATTTTTGACGATATATCTCAAGGAAATCAACGCTTGATTAAAGTGGACATAAAAGAAATAAAGGTAAATGCTGATTTTGGGTCGGAAAATATCAAAAAGGGGATTGCTAACGGGCTTATGGCTATTGCGTTGATGGCGCAGGGCGAGGCTCAGAAATCCATCTTGAAAGGCCCAAAAACAGGCAAATTATATAAAAGAGGCAAGAAAACCCACCAAGCCTCTGCTCCCGGCGAAGCACCTGCTAATGATTATGGGTTTTTAGCTAATAAAATTAATGCAGATATTGATTTTGAGAATATGGTGGCTAATCTACATAGTTCTGCGCCCTATTCGGCAAGTTTAGAGTATGGGACTCGCCATATGGCTGCTAGGCCGTTTCTGCGACCGGCAGTAGATAGAATAAAGCCACAAGCCGAAGGTATTTTAGTTGCCTACATCAAAGCGGCCGAATGAAGTTAAAGAAGAAATTATAAATCTGACCAAAACAATTAATATTTGGTTGGATGCGCAAACCAGTGAGCTTTGCGTAGAAATGGCTAATGGAATGAGGCTTGAAGTTCCTTTATCGCCAGAAGAATTTGAAGACCGAAAGAAACAAGGTATTCGGGTCGTAAAATAATCTAATTATAATTCTGGAAGGCTTACCGATGGAAAATTCACCAGCGGAAACTACTGTTGCGCCTATTAAGGCTCAACATGTGGTTGAAGATACTTATCTTGATCTTGAAACAAAAGAAATTGTGAAAGTTTGGGATAACACTACAAGCAGATATCGGGTTGGCGATACAGAGTTCAGCGTTTTAGTTGATTCAAAAGCCTATCAGACAGTAAATGCCCGCAAATCCTCTTGATGCAACTTATGCCTTAAAAGCGGCTGTAAGAACTGCCTTACTTGCTAACTCAACATTATCGACAACGCTTGTTGGCCTTAAAGTTGTAGATCTAGCTCCATCCAGCCACCCTACGCCGTATATTTCTATCGAAACGCGATCAAATGATTGGTCAACCGCGACAGAAGACGGTCAAGAAATACTTTTAGATATTAACGTCTGGCACCAACCAGCAAGCCAGACTCCAGAAACAGTAACAGCGCGTAATTTAATGAGTGAAGTTAGGGTTGCGCTTCATACGGCGTCCCTATCTTTAGAAGCGCCGTTTAACTGTGTGCAAATCAGGGTTGATAACATGATTGGGCCATACCGTGACCCTGACGGAATGACACTACATGGTGTCGTTAGTGTTCGCGCATTGGTCGATCATAGCTAATTCAAAGGAGTGATTTAAATGGCTGGTCAAACTGGTCTTACATGGGCTTTAAGCGTTAGAACAGCAGCTACGCCTACATATACGGCAATAGCAGGGATTCGTACTCGTAGCTTTAAAATTAATAATAACCCGGTTGATGTTACAACGGCTGAATCAACTGGCCGTTGGCGTGAACTACTTGGCGATACTGGAATTGTTGAGCTTGAGATTGACGCTAGTGGTCTTTACCAGAAAGACGCTCCGGGTCATCTTCTTCCGTCGCTAGTTGTTTCTGGCGCTTCAACGATATTCCAACTTGTGTCTGCTTCTACCTCTGCAGGCATTACGATTGTTGGCTCGTTCATCGTTAGTGAATACGAGGCAGCAGCCACTTACAATGAGGCCGCGACCTTCACGGTTAAGTTGATGTCAACTGGCGCTCCAACCATCACTTATAGCCCGGTTGCTACGACTCCGGCCTAATTAACGCTGTGATTGTGAAATTAACGAGGTAATAAATGGCAGGCCAGACAGGAGCGCTTTTCGCGCTAGGCGTGAGAACGACAGGCGGGGGCTCTCCTGTCTATACTAACATTGCTGGCCTTAGAACAAGATCGTTTAAGATCAGCAATAATCCTGTTGATGTTACAACTTCGCCAAATGCGTTTTTCTCGTGTTTGGCTACTATCGCATCATCTTCTGTAACGCTTCCAACCACGTTTTCCGATGGATCATCAGTCTCAACTGTGACTGGCTTTTACATAGGCGAAAACATTATCGTTGGTGGCGTTGCTTATCCTGTTACTGCCTATAATGGTGGAACGCGAGTAGCTACTGTCACAGGAACGCCAACAGCCGGAAGTCAGTCAATTCAGATTGGAAACCCGGCATCAACGGATAATTGGCGCGAGCTTCTTGGTGATACAGGAACTGTTGAGCTAGAGATTTCTGCCGCTGGCCTTTATCAAAAAGATGCGCCAACACATTTGCTTCCTACGCTCGTTGCTTCTGGAGCAGATCAGGTATTTAGATTGGTTTCTAGTAATGTAACGCCCGGCATTACGATTGTGGGTAGTTTTGAAGTTACTGAATATGAGATGACGGCGACATATAATGAAGCTGTAACCTTCACTGTAAAGCTGATGTCAACCACTTCACCAACAATTACTTATAATCCTGCGGCGACAACCCCTGCTTAATTGAGGCTTTATGGCTAATAGAGCGCGTGGTTATGCCGATGTATGTATCGGCAATGAAACATTTGAACTTGCTTTTGGTTTAGGCGTTTTAGCTGAAATCGAAAGCGAGTTTGATGTTGAATCATTTGAAGAGGCGCTTGACTTTGGAGACAAGGTTAGCGCCTCACGGCTTCGCAAACTCATGTTTGCGTTGTTGCGTGGAAATGAAGTTGAGCTAACGCCAGAACGCCGCAGGGCAGTCGATATGATGTCTCCTGCTGACTTTATGGAAAAGCTAACAGCCATAACTGGTTCATCTCCATTAACGCAGCAGCAAACACAAGAGCCAAAAGAAAAGGCGACCAAAACCCCTTTTCGGGCAAGGAACGCTGGCAGACGTGGATGAAATTAGGGTTAGGCCATTTACGCCTAACGCCTGACGCCTTTTGGCGCATGACGCTGACAGAGTTCTTCGCAGCTATTGACGGATATTTAGAAAGCAAGGGCGTCCGTAAGGGCG